ATCACCAAAAGCTGACCCTTGCCAGAATTTCTTTTCACGCTCTACGATAGCTCGTGACCATGCAAAACCTGCATTACCACCCCATGCATCCCACATGATACGACCGTTAGATGGGTTTGACATGTTGTTAAAGTCTTTGCCCTTCTTGTCTACTTCGTGACGAGAGAAGAATGAGTACATACGCTTAACAGTACTGAGAGACATTGCTCTACCTGCTACGATGTCTGTTGCTCTACCCCAACCTACAGGAGTACCAGCACCAGTTGCTTTGCCCTCTTCTTTCCACTTAAGTGCACGGCGTGCTGCAGCCTTCATACCAGCATTTGGTGTATAGGTGTCTGCCTTAGTCAGTGCTTCGTGGTACTTCTTTACTGGAACACAGTTTGGAACCATTGCTCCACCCTTACCAGGCTTCATGCCACGCATAGCATAGCCTTCCCAGCATGGGGAAGCCTTAGCAAGTCTTTCTAATTCTTCAATGTCGTCTTCTTCGACGCCAATTTCTACATCAGCAGGCTTCGCATCATTTGCAAGCATACCAATAGAATATGCTGTAGGATACCAAAGACCGTCTTCCTCTTCATAAACTCTTACAGCCATTGCTGGGTTTTCTGGTGTGCTTTCGATAGCATATTCCGTACCCTCAACACCATATGTTCCGCCCTCAAGCATTACATGTTCTACACGGCCTACGACAACACCCTCAGATGTCTGTCCAATTACCATATCGCCTTCTTTAACCAATTGATCCTCCAGGTCCTCCAGAGCTTACAGCTCCTTGTGTTCCATCCTGTGCGTCTGAGTGACGACCACGACGTGTTTTCTTTGGCTTTGGTGCTGGCTTATTGCCAATTGCACTCTTGCCAGGTGTGCCACCTCTACGACCCTGCTCTGGACGCTTGATTCCAACTCCAGGATACTTAGGGTCAATAGTGAATGATGGGTTAATGCCAACAGCCTCGGACTTAGAAGCATCTGAAACGTTTGCATAAAGTGCACGAAGATGTTCTTCGGCTGCACGACGAGTGGGATGACATCCTACAGTCTTACCAGATTCATCCTGAACACCATAACCACTGCAACCCAGTGCATCTCCACGACCGCTAATTTTATAAGGCATTAGTCTTCTTCCATTTCCATACTTGCACGAAGCTGCCAGCAGAACTTCTGAGAAGCTGTTTGACGGTCAGCCAAGAAGTTGACCAAACCATTCTCACGAAGATTGTTTGCAACATCAATAGCATTCTTAAGTTCTTCAATGTGTAGTTCAATCTCATTGTAAAGATCTTCTACCATCATCTCTGCATCTCCTTCGATGACCTGCTCATTAACAGTAGATAGATCGAAAAAGTCTGCTAGACGATAGGGTGAGTATGCCTTGAGCATGCGAATCCACTCTGCATAAGTGTCTGTTGCACCCTGAAAGTCTTCGTAGATTTCTCCAAAGAATTCGTGAAACTGGTGAAAGTCATCCGACTCTACGTTCCAGTGATACCCCTGTGCTTTCATGCCAAGAGCAATGTTGTTGGCAAGCAATTTGCCTAGAGCCTCGATAATTTTATCCATTTTATAATTATATCACAGCAAGGTGGGTATGCAAAATGGGGTAGTTTTTAGTCATACCCCAGGACTTTGCCGACTACTTAAGCTTCTTTAATTGTTTAATGGGAATCTGCTTTGGCTTCTGATCTTCTGGCACAACACGCTCCAGAGATACAGAAAGGATTCCGTTGTTCATGACAGCATCTTGTACTTCCATATGTTCACCCAACGCAAATGATCGAGTAAACTTTCGAGTAGCAATGCCACGATGGATGTAGTAGTCTTCTACCTCAACGGCTTTCTTTTCACCAGAGATAACTAGCGATCCATCTTTAACTGTAACTTCAATCTCGTCATCTTCGAAACCAGCTACAGCCAGTTCTAGTGAATAATTGTCTTCACTGTATCGCAACACATTGTATGGTGGATACGAGATAGAAGAGTTACTTTTTTGTAGTGAATTGAGTCTATCGAATTCCCGACTAAACCCAATTAGGAATGGATCGTTAAATACGTCCATCATTGTTTTGTATGTTTTTACCATATTATCACTCCTTTTAAGCGAGTTATTTATATGCCCCCATTTGGCAGGCAATTCTATGATACCACATCGTCTTGTGGCAACATTGACAATAGGTTTTTATATGCTTCGTTCATGGCTACCGCATCATTCTTACTGAGTGCATCATCGTATGCAGTAATTGCATCTTGCACTTTCTCAATATAGTCAAATGCCCAGTCACGAGAGTCAGAAATAAACTTAAGAAAACCGTCAGTCTTCTCTACTTCTGAGCCATCTTGCTCGTCCATTAACTTGTATAGCATATCCATAGCAGCCATACGATCTATAGTTGCCTGTGTTGCTGTAGCAGTTAGTCTTCTGTTCTTAATTAGCAGTGCAATAATAAAATAAACTAATACAGAAACAAAAATAGCTGTAATAATATAAGCAGCAAAATCAAACCAATTCATACTACTTCTTCACCACCTTCTCTAACTAACAGAACAATTGCTCCATTATCCTCTAGTGCTTTCTTAGCACGAATCATGTATTCGACTGCCTTCAGCTTACCTTCATGGTTTAAGCTCATGAACTGCTTTTCATCTGCACGCAGGGTAATGAAGTGCTCGTTATCGATAACAGCCAACCCAAAGCCTTTTGGTGCAAAGTGTGCAACCGAATGGAATGCACGTGCCATAGTGTCTGTGTACATTATTGATCTCTCCTCCAGTGTAGGTATGACCTAACGTAGACGATTGCATAAGCTACCGCTGAAAATATAAAACCATATTGTTCAGTAACAATAGCATAAATCATCCATAAACACTCATTGGCAAGCAGGATTAGCCATCCCCAGATGGTCTTCTGACCAACGAAGAAGATTCCACTTACTCCAATAGCAGCAAGGATCCATGACCATAGTTCCATGTTAGTTATCCATTGTTAGGTAAGACCAGGTTTTAGCCCAGTCTTCTTTGCTTCTGTGTTTATTAAACTCACGTGATATCTTGCCATTTTCAACATAGATACCTCCCCAGACACCCCACTCTTTTTGAGAGACTCCAACAGCGAAACACTGTCTAGCCATAGGGCACTGAGAACAAAGGTTGTCGATTGCTGGACGCAAATCAATGTCCTCTTCATATTTATCAAAAAATAAATTAGTATCGTAGTCACGACACAAGCCTTCGTCTTTCCACTCATTCTTGTTCATGCTACCTCATAAATTTATTTGGGATTGACCATCCAATCTCTGTAGGTACAAAACGGTTCTGTGTGTACCATACGTCATTTATGAATGCGGCATTGACTTTCATCCAGGCCATCGGACTGGGCTTTGATTCGACTACTGTCCAACCATCCCAGCTGAGTGATTTGTTGTTGCTTACAATTTGCTCCATCTGCTCAAGCGATGAAATGTTCATTGTTCTAGCTTTCTGTGTGTGTTTACATAATTAAAGAACACTATGTCTGTGTTCCTATTTATCTCGATTATGGATACCGAGAAATTTGGGGAATGATTTCGTGGTCCTCTGCTTCTTTAACTAAGAACGACAGTGGTTCTTTTGGTAAGCATAGATAGACAAACTCGTCTATTGAGTCAAGGCGTTCTGCTAATGCCTTTGGCGGCATCTTGACTACCTTGGTTTTAATACCACGACTCTTCCAGTTTGAAACATTGACAAATTCGTAAATCATGTCATTGACTCTGTGTGGTCCTGCAGTTAGGAACACGAGTTCGCCATCTTCTTGATCAAACTTGCGAAGAAGTCTTGTCATAGCACTAAAGAAAATTGCGTAGTCATTAAAATTGCGACTACCCTGAATCCCTACTATCATAACTATCTTCCTTCAACTTATCAATGATGAACATTGCTTCTTCCAATTGTACCTTATTCATAGACATGATGTCAACCTCTTTAGCTGTAGCTTTATCTACATCATTATCAATCATGTCTGCTACATAAAATACGTTATCTTTAATCCAGTATGCTTTGTTTTTAACAATAACAATCTTAACAAATATCTTTTCCAAGTACTTGGACGACTGCGTTGGACTAGAGCGATTAATGCTTTCCATAAGCAGATCTCGTCCAATCAGTGAGAATAGGTAGCTCTGGCTTGTTCTGATTGTTATGGACTCTTGTGCTGGTAGTTTTCTAACTACAAACAACAGCGTACCAATAAGGACAATGGTAGTAACTGACCCAATAAAATATTCCACAATATCTCCTTAGTCAATTATACTATTGTTGAAACCTTTCAATGATACCTTCCAAAAACTTTCTCCTGTTTTCATCCAGCTCATTCAGTGCATCTTCATCAAAACACTTCTCTGTAAGGCGTACAAGTGGTTCGTCAGCCATCATATCTACATCCAGGTAACCATCTACCCATAAAGACATGATCCCATCATTAATAGTATTTTGAATCAAAGCGAATAGTTCTGGATTGATTTCTTTTAATTTGGGGGTAAAGCCGTAAAGAAACTCGCCCTCTTCATTAATACCAGAGACTTCCATGGCACCAATAAGAATAAGCTTCTCGATCATTGAATCGATCTCGTCTGCCATTAGTCTTCCTTTAGTCGGTTTTCGTTAGACATAGCCCAACGTTCATCAATAATATCGAAGGCAAACTTCTTCATACCCTCGGAGTTTTCATACTTGTTGTAGTGGTGTCCACAGAACAGTAGCTCACCAGACACACCAGCAACCTTGACAAGTGCAGCAGCACCACAAGCTGGACCGTCACAGCGGTCATTAAGCGTTAGCATACGCTCTTTCTTTTCAACTACTTCTTCCACTACTGTCATTGTACACCTCTTATTTATCGGTTGAATAAAAACCGTTTCCCTTAAAGGAAACGCCTGGGGTTGAGAATAACCTCTTCATTAGATTACCACAAGACTTGCATTCTGGCAAGTCATCACGGTCATCAGAAGATCTGTTGTCTATGAGACCTTCGTTACAGTCTTTACATAGATATTCATATATTGGCATAATGCCTCCTATCTGTGGTAGGTGTGAGATTCGAACTCACGAAACTCTCGTGGACGATTTACAGTCGCCATCCTTTAGCCGCTTGGATAACCTACCTGGGGTGTACGGAGGGAGTTGAACCCTCGTATTCTGGACCACAACCAGATGTTCTACCGTTGAACTACGCACACAGCGGTCTATGCAGGATTCGAACCTACGGTAGTTTTTACGCTACGACGGTTTAGCAAACCGTTGCCTTAAGCCTCTCAGCCAATAGACCATACTCTGTTTAGTTGTATTCGGCCCCCAGTGAATTCCGAGATCACAACCTCCTGTTTACAAGACAGGTGCTCTACCGTTGAGCTATAGGGGCGTGTGCCATTCGTGGTATTAAAACCCAATGGCTGTACAACCTAGCATACCTACTTAGTGGAGTCACTCTGAACAGTTATCCGAATGTAAGCAGCAACGATAGTTTCGGTTGCATCATTTCTCTAGGAATTGTTCAGAAACCTAGAGTAAACTTATACGCTATGTAATTATTTTGCTCCCGAGGTAGGTCTCGATCCTACGACTCTCGCTTTAACAGAGCGGCACTCTACCAACTGAGTTACTCGGGATTGTTTTGAAGATATCTACTCCATGTTCTAATTGCATGACAATTACGACAAACAATTTCACACTTTTTAATTTCTTCAATAGCTTTTTCCATAGAGTATTGGTGAATAATCTGTGTTGGGCTATCTATTTTATTATACCCTGGAAGATGATCAAAGTCAAGCATGTAGTGTGGATACTTTTCTTTGCAGTCCACACACCCACTTTCTTCTTTTATATCCCAAAGAATTCTTTTTGCAACTGTCCTAGATCTTTTTGTTCTTTCTCTAGTTTTATCTTTTTGTCCATCACCAAGATGATAAGCAATTGTACCCTTAGAACACCCAAGAATGTCCTGAATTTGTCTATAAGACTTTCCTTCAGCATGTAGTTTAAGAATACTATCTTTGTGTTTCATGGTTCAATTATACCATATGTGTCGAACTATTGCAATATCTTAAATACTGGACAACAGGGATCTCCGCCTTCTTCCCACTCTTGCTCTTCTTCAGCGGACATGTAGGGGTCCCCATCGTGCGTGTAGCAAAATGGAGGACTTATCCATCCCTTAACCGTTCCCATCTCAACCCATTCGTTGAAATCAAGCTCTTTCATTAGAAATCCCAATCGTCGTCGGTTGTTGCTTCGTGCTTTCCAATTACATATGACGAACCAGATCCAGAGAAGAAGTCGTGATTCTCGTCTGAGTTTGGTGACAATGCAGAAAGAATAGCAGGATTAACATTTGTTGTTTCCTTGGGGAACAATGCATCAAAACCTAAATTCATTAGTGCCTTGTTTGCATTGTAACGCAAAAATGCTTTAACATCCTCTGTCAAACCCATAGCGTCGTACAAGTCTGCAGTATACTTAATCTCGTTCTCATAGAGTTCCATAAGAAGATTGTAAGCATAGTCGTGTAGTTCTTCCTTGCGTACCTCGGAAGATTCCGCATACGCTTGCTGGAACTTGTAGCCAATGTAGTAACCATGTACAGCCTCGTCACGAATAATAAGACGAATAAGGTCAGCAGTGTTGGTTAGCTTAGCACGGCTAGACCAATACATAGGAAGGTAAAATCCTGAATAAAAAAGGAATGATTCAAGTAGTGTTGATGCAATCTTCTTTTTCTCAGGGTCTTCTCCGTGGTAGTTGTTGAGTACAATCTCTGCCTTCTTTTGTAGGTATGGGTTATCTTCTGACCATCTGAACGCTTCCTCAATGTCTGACGTTGAACAGAGCGTCGAGAATACGCTAGAGTAACTCTTAGCATGAACAGACTCCATAAAAGCAATATTAGTAATAACCGCTTCTTCATGTTGTGTACGTGAATCTCCAATAATACTCATTGATCCCACAGTACCCTGGATTGTATCCAGAAGCGTTAAGCCTGTAAAGACCCTCATGGTAAGTTGCTGCTCGTCTGGGTGCAGCGTTGCCCAAGACTGTACGTCGTTAGCCAGCGGTACCTTTTCTGGTAGCCAAAAGTTAGCAGTCAGTCTATTCCAAACCTCTAAGTCAATAGGGTCTTCGATTTTATTCCAGTTAATTGGTCTAGTAATCATATTGTTCATCCTTCCTTTATAGCATACAGCTTACGCAGTTGTCAACCTCTGTACCCTCCAGAGCGAGCTGGCGAATACGGATGTAGTAGATGGTCTTAATACCCTTCTTCCATGCATAGATTTGTGCACGGTTTACATCACGAGTGGTTGCTGTGTCTTTAAAGAATAGTGTCAGAGAAAGACCCTGATCTACGTGCTGTGTTGCAGCAGCATAGGTGTCAATAATCTTTTCTGGACCAATCTCGTAAGCGTCCTCAAAGTATTCCATGTTGTCGTTGTCCATGAAAGGTGCTGGGTAGTAAACACGACCTAGCTTTCCTTCCTTACGGATTTCGATCTTGGATGCGATAGGGTGAATAGAGCTAGTAGAGTTGTTAATGTAGCTGATAGAACCAGTAGGAGGTACAGCTTGCAAGTTCTGGTTGTACAGACCGTGCTTCTTAACGTACTTAGCCAGATTTTCCCAATCATGCTGAGTCGGTAAATCAATGTTTGCATCTTTAAATATCTTTTCAATCTTTTTAGTTGCAGGCTTCCACTCCTGGTTAATGTACTTGTCAAAGAACTCGCCAGTAGCGTACTTAGACTTTTCAAAACCATCGAATGGCGAACCTGTTTCATGTGCCATCTTTGCAGAAGCCTTGAGTGCGTGATACAAAACAGTATAGAAATACATGTTTGTAAAGTCAATACCCTCTTCGCTACCGTAGTGAATCTTCATCTTACCAAGGTAGCCATGGAGGTTCATTTGTCCTAGACCAATAGCACGGGACTTCTTGTTGCCCTCGGCAATTGACATGACAGACTCGATGTAAGACAGGTCTGCAACTGCTGTGAGAGCACGGACAGAAGTTTCGATTGTCTTGCTAAAGTCTGGTGACTCCATTGCCATTGCAATGTTTAATGATCCTAAGTTACATGAGATGTCTTTACCAATCTCGTTGTAGCTAAGGTCAGCATTATAGGTAGTTGGTGTATTAACCTGCAAAATCTCAGAACAGAGGTTTGACATGTTGATGCGACCATCAATTGGGTTAGCCTCGTTTACGGTGTCTTCGTATACTACATATGGGTAGCCAGACTCAAACTGCAATTCTGCAATACGCTCAAACAATACACGAGCCTTGATCTTGGACTTGCGAATCTCTGGGTTATCCACCAGTTCATCATACAACTCTGTAATAGAGATGTCTGACATAGGCTTACCATAGATACGCTCAATGTCATATGGCGAGAACAGGTACATGTCTGCGTTATCCTTAGCCAATTCAAGAGTGATGTTAGGAATAACAACACCAATACTAAGAGTCTTGATACGCATCTTTTCGTCAGCATTCTCACGCTTAGTGTCCAAGAAGTTAAGGATGTCTGGGTGATGTGCGTTAAGGTAAACAGCACCTGCACCCTGACGTGCACCTAACTGATTAGCGTAAGAGAACGAGTCTTCCAACAACTTCATGACTGGCAAAACACCAGAGGACTGGTTCTCAATCTTTTTGATTGGAGCACCTTGCTCACGCAGGTTGGTAAGGTTGAGTGCAACACCACCACCACGCTTAGACAGCTGCAGGGAAGAGTTGATAGCACGAGCAATAGACTCCATGTTATCCTCAATACGCAGAAGGAAGCAGGAGACAAACTCTCCACGCTGCTTCTTACCAGAGTTTAGGAATGTTGGTGTAGCAGGCTGGAAGCGACCAGAGATGATTTCATCTACAAGGCTTACAGCAAGCTTCTTGTCACCACGAGCAAGCATCAAGGCGTTCATGACTACACGATCTTCAAATCGCTCAAGGTAGCGACTACCATCAAATGTCTTTAGTGCGTAAGAGGTGTAGAACTTGTATGCACCCAGGAATGTTGGGAAGCGGAACTTTACACCGTAAGCCTGCTTGAAGCGTGACTTGATAAAGTCGAAGTCGTAGAGGTCTAGTACTTCTTTCTCGTAGTATTCATTTTCTACAAGATAATCAATCTTTTCCTCAAGACTGTGGAAGAATACAGTGTTCTGATTAACGTGGTCTAGAAAATAAGCCTTAGCTGCCTCCCTGTCCTTGTCGAACTGGATCTCTCCATTTGGGCCATATAGATTCAACATGGCGTTCAATTCGTGGTAGCTATAATTGCTCATTTATTTTCCTCAACCTTTCCTGTACGAGTTGTACGTCTTCTGGAGTTCCCAGAAGTTCTATCTTTGCCAATATTGGCACACCTGTTTTCTCAGCAATCAGGTAAGCTGCCTTGCAATAATGGTCACCAAAGTTGGTGTTCCCAAATCCTACAACTCCAACCAGCAGACTTCTATTCATCTTATCGTTGAGGAAGTTTGCGACAGGTCTAGGTATGGAGTATTCTCCATGCCCACCACCATAGGTTGGAACAAATAGTACATAGGGTTTATGTACTACTAAATCGAGGTTTGAAGATAGGTCTACTACCTTCTCATACCCTAGTTTTTCGACAAATCGTCTAGTATTACCAGAACGGTTTGAATAATAAACAATGTCTACTGACAATGATATCACCCGTTCTAAATTAAATCGAATCGACCCAGATACTCTTTTACGTCATCTGGAATTTGTCTAGGTTTAAATTGTATCACGTCATCAGCTATGTTGGCAACCTTGGCCTTTTTGCGATCTGCGAAGTCGTGAATTTCAATAACAGGATTAAGATCCTTTGGTGTGTGAGAGATGGCACCGTAAATAGCACCACACACAGCATCCGCAAGGTCCTTAGAAAGTTTACGGGGGTGATCTACCTTCTTACCATTGTTGGTAATCTTAAGCTCTGTTAGTTCTTCATACAGCAACTCAACAGCAGGCATTGCGAGTCGCTCTTCGTAAACAAGCATAGCCATATCTTCATAGTGCTTCTTGGCAACAGACACAGTCTCAGTACGCATACCAACCTGCTTCAACTCATTCTGAATATCAAATGACTGCCAACGGTCAAAGCTAACCATACCAATGTTGAATCCAAGTCTACGTAGGTTTTGAATCCATTGCTTTACCTCGGAAAGATTAACAGGACCTTCAATCTTTGGTTCCCACCATGCCACGGCATCTACTACTACAACTGGTGCAACCTGTTGGTAATCTTTAATAACTTGAATATTCACCCACTTGTCCACGTGTGCAATTGCTACCGCACATTTGTCATGCTTTTGTGCAAGGTCAGCATGGACAAAGTAAATCTTGTCTGGGTCTGGCTGGAAGGATTCTTCAAACCTTCTAAACGAATCCAGTGGGTTACGCTCTGTCATACAGGCACGAACCTTCTCTACCTGCTTAAAGAATGCATCAGACTGGTATGTAGGTACACAGGCAAAACGCTGCATAGCATCACCAAGGTCTGTGTAAAATGCTAGTTTAAAGTCATCAATCTTACGGGTAGGGTTTACCACCCATGTAGGACGCTTTAGTGCAAACACACCTGGATATTTATACGACACAATTTCATCTTCATCCCATTCAATCTCAAAAGAGTTACCCTCAAGATCTTCTGGCAATTCATCATTCATAATAAACTTATGAGTCTTGTGGATAACATCTTTTTCTAGGATTACATCATCATACCGCTGAGAAATGAAGTCGCCAGGGAAACGAGGAAAGGATAGCAGTGCTACCTTGCCAAGGTCTGGGAAACGTGAGTCTACAGAGGCACGGAAGGCCTTGTAAATGTTATCAGCAGTCTTACCCTGATCATTTCCAGTTCCTACCTCAGTAGCAAAACCAGAAATCTCGTCAAGTACGGCAAGCATCAGGTTCAAACCCTCATGCGATTCACGCTCAGAGTGACCAGAGTAAACAGTAATAGCTTTATCAAACTCAATAGAGTCTGCCTTAGAATAGAACTTTCCAGCAAACCATGGTGACTTTTCAATCTTAGTCTTAAAACCTTTGAAGAACACGTTCTTAGCCTGCTGTGCGTTAATAGCCACGTTAATAATATCGATGGCATCGCCAGATGGCTTTCCAAAGTACCGTGCAGGATCCTTGAGGCAGAGTAGTTTGTACACGATATAGGCACAAGCAACAGTAGAGGTAAAGTCCTTACCACTACCCTTACCTAGCTGCAGGATAATTTCATTCTTAGTATACTTTTTGTAATATCTACTACCCTCGACTGTACCCAAAAGCTCTTGTAGCTCAGGCTCTTTATAGATCTGACTCATAGCCTCTACGATGTCATACTGTACATCTGAAAGTGGTGGCTGTCCCAAAAAGTCTTCACCCTCAACAAATGTTCTTGCGTCTACAGGTCGTTCCTCAAAAACGTTATCCTTGAGTACTTCGAAAAATTCATCAAACATCTCTTACCACCGTGATAACTTCGCCATCCTTAGCTGCACTAGATAGACGACGCATAATCTTGTCACGAATCTCTGGGTGCTCAGCTGCAATGTCCTTAAGAATACCCACAAGAATTTCCTGTCGATTCTCAATCTCCATCATCTCTTCTGCTAGCTCTTTATTTTCAAGCAGACCAGCTTTCTGTAGCATATCAATACGACGTGACTCGATGTCAAGAACCAGCTTGATAGCAGCATTCTTTGCAGAAAGATTGGCTGTGGTTGTAGCCTCGTCAATAACTTCGTATGCTTGACCAATTAGTTTAGAATAGTGGGTGTCTGCAGCAACCAGTGCTTCACGTGCACGTTCACGAATAGCAGCATTGTTAGATGCCATGCTACGCCACTCATTAAGAAAGGCTACAACTTTTTGCCTAGGAATATCTAGTTGCTTAGAGATCTTTGTTTCGTCGCTACCCTCAAGATATCTGGCAACGACTTTGTTCATCTGGTCTAGATGCTCAATTGTCTTCTGTTCGATTGACACGTTTTGACCTCCTCTTCTTCGGCATTGGCTTAACACGGTCTAGTGGGAATGCTCTCATTACCCCAGCACGTCCACGGTACATTTCAAAACACTCTATATACATTTTATCATTATCAGTATTAGTTACGAGGTGGTCAAACTTAAACATAAGACCCCACTCACCAACACCAAAAGAGTTCTTGCCCTTGACTTTGAACATGTCTCCACGTTCCATAACCTGTCCAGTTGGCAAAACCACGGTATCTTCACGCAAATACTTGGCTGCAATTTCTGGAAGAACAAACTTATTCTTTGCCATTGATATCTCCTGTAAGGCGAGTAATCTCGTCATTGATATAGAATACTGCCTTACGCAAATCTTCTACCTGCTTCTGCAAGATGTCCTTGCTTGCATCTTCTTTAAGTCCTGCTCGCCATAAGTACTTAATTGCATTGCCAACATTAAAGTTGCGATGACGTGTAATCTCAATACACTCAATTCCAGAAGGATCTGAGGTGTAATGCTTAGGGTGATTCACCATATCAATCTGCTGCTTCATTCTCTGAGACTGATCGTAAAACTCTACCATAAGTTCTTCTGTGGACTTCATGCCCTGGTATCCCTTTGTCATCTTCTTGATTTCCTTAACTTAAACTTAGCAAGATAAACGTAAATGGTTTCTACACTTACGCCGCACTCTTTAGCAATTTCTTCTGGTGTTTTTCTATCAATGTGGAATCTCTTACGAAGCCACATCTCATTAGTATACAACTTAGTCGCCATAATATCAACCTAACTTTTCCCAATTAAAGATAGAGTAATGACCAATACCGATTGCATCAGCAATATCATTATCAGTAATAGACTTATTATATCTTTTATTCACAAAGTCAATTGTACGTTGTTTACGGAATTCACGTTCTTTATTCTTGTACCACGCATCTGACTTGCCAGGATTCTCATTACGAATCACTTGCTTCTCTGGTGTGGTTAGTCTACCGTTCTTAATAAAGGTTTGCCATGCAATAGGGTTAATGGATTTAATTTCCTTTACCCCCGTAATAGCCATAGCTCCTAGAACAGCACCCTGGATCAGAGATAGATCTGCGACAGTCTTAGGACTGTTCATGAACACAGCATGTTCAATAACTACTGTATCCACAGGGTAGGCTTTGAAGTAAGCCACAAGCTGTCTAGAAGCGTTTAAAAGCTTTTCGTAGGTAGTCTTACCCTCCCAAAATAGCTTGCCATGTTTTACTAAACTATCATTCTCCCATATTGCAAAGGCAATGCTAGTGCTATTGGCATCGATGGACATAAAGTTATTTGTTTTTCCCATTAGCCATTCCCTTTATTTCCTTCAAAGTCTTTTGCACTTCAGAAGGATTGACAATGCATGAAGAACACAGCTGATCGTCATTGTAGACGGAGAGTGGTCTGTCACAACTCTTGCATTTTCTAGTTTTACCAATCATCTTGTTACGCCTAGAAATTGCATAGCGTTGAGCTATCTTCTCTTTAGTTGCTTCTTCACGACATGTGTCTGAACAATATATTTGATACGATACTCTAGGTTTAAAGGCGGCATCACACCATTGACAATTTTTCATCGATAGGCTCCAGGCGATTGATTCTTACATCTCCCTTACCTGCATCCGCACAAACATTTGCCAAAGGACAGTTCTTACAGATTTTCGAATTTGAACGGTAAGTCTTTTCAGGCAGAGTTCTATCGACCCAAGCCTTACGGACTGTCCGCATCCATTCGAATGCATCGTTTACCCACTTTTTGTAATAATCGTTAATTTCTACAGGCAGAATGAGCAGCTCATGGTTATTCTTATTCTCATAGATAAGAACAGCCTTCCGCTTCTGTAAAATCTTCATGTAAATGAGAAGCTGAACTAGGTGTCCAGTCTTAGGCTTACGATTGTTCTTGCGATATTCAAAGCCCTCATTCATCATAGTCTTAATCTCGCCAAGAAGCTCTTCGCCTTCCCAGTCAAGAATAACGTCACCGTATCCAAAGATAGGTGGATCGTTGTTGATAATCTTAAACTCTGCATCCTTTAAGATTCCAGCATCTGCCATAGCAGCCTGAATTCTGTTGTGAGACAGAGTACCGTTAGTCATGTTGGCACCAGCAAATGCATCAGCGTTGTCTTCAAAGACACC